GGCAACCTGTACGGAGCCGCTGACATCACGGAAAGAGGCTGGACAGACAGCAGGGCAGACCTTACCGTGGACACATCGGAAATCTCAACAGAAGAGGCGTATCGTCAGATCACTGATGCAATGGAGGAGGTTGTATGAACGAACTTGAAGTGCTCGCAGCGCAGGTCGGCTATCGAGTCCAGGACTGCCTTCAGATTGACGGCGTTTGGACGGTCATCCTTGACGACGAGGATGGCGAGATCATATCCACCGGCGCAACCGCGCAGGAGGCGATTGAGAAGATGGTCGAGCGCCTTGTCTCCGTGCTGAACGGAGTCGGGCATTGAGCGGCTGGGACAGCCTCGGCGTGTTTATCGCTGGGCTGAACCTGATGCTCGCCTTCCTGATCGCGGCGACTCTGCCAAAGGTGAGTAAGAACGGCGGCGGTGGAGCCGCTACCATCTACCTCATCGTGGCGATTGCCACCGTGGTCTGGATTGCAAGGAGCACAATGTGGCAGCAGTAAAAGCACAGCGAGGTGGACCGCGCAAGGAGCCTGTGTTCGCAGCGACGAGCTGCGGCGCGTGCAGCGGTGACCTGAACACGCTGAAAGAGTCGTGGCGCGTCAAGGTAATCACCTTCGTCGCCAACAAGCGCAACACCCGCTTCGCCTGGTACCACAGGAGCTGCGTGAAGTGAACCGCATCGAGCGGAAGGCTCCCTTCCTTGACGATCAGGTGATCGCCGTGCAAGAGGGTCCTGATGCGTGGTGCTACGAGCCTGGAGTTGGCGGCCGCGCGTGGTGCATCTTAAGCCAACGCTACGCCGACGCCATTCCTCCAGATGGCTGGTTCTTCCTGTACGAAGGCATTGGCAACCGAAAGACAAATGCTGACCTGATCAAGCACGGAGTGATGGAGATTGAAACCAGCCGCTTCACCCTAAGCGACGGCGGCACTGCGCTGCTGGCGAGGCTCGTCTGATGGGCTACTTCAAGGACGAAGCCATCAAGAAGATGATTGACCCAGCAAAGAGCCGCAAGGGGAAGAACAGCCGCGCTCGTGGCAACGCATTCGAGCGCGAGGTTGCCAAGCGCCTGCTCGGTCAGCGCGTTGGGCAGTTCGGCGGCAAGCAAGACGTTGCGAACGATTGGCTCGCCGTGCAGTGCAAGGTGGGCGGAAGCTTCAGCGAGCGCCAATGGGACTGGTTGCAGACAGTGCCAGTGAAGGGCGATCAGCTGCGTGGCTTGGTGATCGGAGACAGTCCTGGCGTTGGCGGCGGCCGTCGTCGCGCCGTGATCATCCTTGACCTTGACGACTTTTGCGATTGGTTCGTAGCAGCGGAGCCGCCTGAGTGATTAGGAGTCAGGGGGTCTGGCTGTGGGCGATCACACTGCTGATCACCGCTGCCGTCATCTTCGCCTTCCCGAGCGCGCCTGAGGCACCGCTGCGGGATTCATTCAAGCCAGAGCCTACGCCGGTCACTGAGTCGCTCGTCCTATCCGTGAAGGGCAAGGCAACGTGGTATGACGCGACCAAGAACAATGCGTGGTACACGCGAGGCGACAAGCCGACGCTGTTCTACGCGGCGGCTGGACCAGCCCTCCGCAAGATCAAGGACTTCCGATGGGGCAAGAAGCCGTACCGCATCATCGTGGAGAACCTCAAGAACGGCAAGGCAATCGTTGCCTGGGTCGTGGATTGGTGCCAATGCCGGGGGCAGACAGGCAACGAGAAACTGGTGGACCTAAGCCCTGCAGCGTTCACTGCGCTGGGCGTTGACTTGAATAGTGGAGTGCAAAGGGTTAGAGTCACAGTCCTGCCGTAGCAGGAGACGGAGGGAAAGTGTTCACAGTCCGCAGCATTCGTGGCGACTGGATGCGCATTGTCGCCAAGCACGCCTTCCCGCATAAGTCCACGCGAGGCCGCATCGAGGCGCTTGCCGAAGCACTCAAGATCAGCCGCCGCAGCTGCTACGCCTACGTCGCTGAAGAGCGCCGCGTGCCAGAGGACGTTGAGCAGCGGTTCATCAACCTGTTCGGCGAGGTCGCAGAGGACGGCTGGCGCACCGTGGACCTGTACCGCATCCTCACTGTGCAAGAGACAAAGAAGGCGCCGCGACCAGCGATCAGCCGCGAGAAGACAGCTGAAGGCAGGCTGACGTGGATTGACCAAGCAATGCGGAGCAGCAGCATCCTTAGCCAAGACCTCCTCGGACACGTCCTCGGCTGGGAGCGCAACAACATCACCTACGGACAGATCGCAATGGTGGAGGAAGGACTGGACGAGCAGGAGGCTCGCGCCAAGCACCCGAACAACTTTGACGTGAAGGCGATGGCAGATGACGTCGTGGCGGTCTGCAAGGCGTGCGGCTTGGTAGGAGCCATTGACGCGCAACTCAAAGAGGTGAATGGAATGGTCTTTCGCGTGACGTGCCGCACCAACTCGTACAAGATCAGCGAATGAGTCTCGCCGAGTTTGACCGAGCGTTCAAGAGCAAGGTGGGCGAGGATCGCCGCTGGCCAGGCTTCAAGTTGATCGCCTACTACTTGCTCGCCAAGCAGGAACCAGTCCACATCGTTGAGACTGGCTGCGCTCGTCAGGTGGACAACTGGTGCGGTGACGGACAGAGCACGCAGGTCTGGAACTGGATCGTGGAGCGCGCCGGCGGCAGCATCACTTCGTTTGACATCAACCCTGATGCCGTCGCCTACGCGAAGAGCGTCGCGCCTCTGGCAGACGTGCAGTGCATTGACTCGGTGCAGGGGTTGCGGCAGCTGCAAAACCCTGAGCAGTTGGACTTCCTGTATCTGGATTCGTACGACCTCACGGAGACCATTGACTCGCCAACGCATCACCTCGCCGAACTTGCGAGCGTTTACGCACGACTTCCTTCTGGCTGCCTGATTGCTGTGGATGACTGTATGGGCGACCAGAAGGGGAAGCATCGCTTCGTACTGGCGTGGCTGGGCAGCCTCGGCGTGCTCCCAGTGTTGCAGTCCTACGTCACCGTGTGGCGCAAGCCGTAAGATAGGCAGACGCCGCGCTTGCGCGGCTCAAGCCTGCCGGTGGAGTCCTCCCATCGGCAGGCGACCAAGTTGAGGACTGGAGGACACTTGGCAGCCAAGCAACAGCCCGACAAATACGACGCGCTGGATGCGTATGTCGCTGAGCTGCAGGCCGCAATGAATGTCACCTACTGGAAGATCACCGTTGCTCGTGATGCTTCAGACGTTGAGACCTGGGCAGACATCAACCCGCACGCACAGGCTGAGACAGCCGAACTGCGCGTAAGCCACGACTTCTGGAAGCAGACGCCAGAACTCCAGCGCGAGGTGCTAACGCACGAGATGCTGCACGTCGTGACAGCCAGACTCGACCAGACCGTTGAGGCGATGGAGGAAGCGTTCGGCAAGATCGCCTGGGCTATCTATGACCCGCTCTACGAGGATGCAACAGAGCGCGTGGTAGATCACTTGGCGAAGGTCATCGCGCCTGGGCTGCCACTCCCAGAGTTCCCGAAGGCGTGACCTTCCAGCGACCCTGCCTTGACTGCGGCGTGCTGACGACAGTGGGCAACAGATGCCGAACACATCGAGCGGCAGCTCAGGCGAAGTGGAAGGAGGGCAGACCCAACCCATACCTTGATCCTGCGTGGCGCAAGTTGAGCAGCCAGATTAGGAGCAAGCGTCCGTGGTGTGAAGTCTGCGGCAAGACCAGCGACCTGACCGTGGACCACCTTGACCCGCTCAGCAAGGGCGGTCCGCTACTAGCGCCAGAGCATCGGCTTCGGGTAGTATGCAGAACGTGCCACGGTCGCTTGACCAAGCACAAGTAGGAGCAGAGGAGAGGACAATGAGCCGCATCTGTTGGTACTCCAACGCCTGCCACATTCCTTCGGGCTATGGGATGCAGACCGCGCAGGTCGTTCACCAGATGATCAGAGACGGACACGAGGTTGCAATCAGCGCCAACCACGGTGCTGCCGTGATGATGAACTGCTCACACGGTCACCCAATCTTTCCTGAGGGGCTGATCCGATACTCGCTTGACGCAGCTCCTGAGAATATGAAAGGGTGGGTTGGCGATCAGCCAGGGTTCTCGGTTGTATTGTTTGACTTGTGGCCTTTGAACGGCATTGACGCCTTCAATGAACTCAACCTTGCCTGCTGGACGCCTATTGACCACGACCCAGTGCCTCCCGGCGTTGCACAGTTTGCAATACAGGGCAAGCACCACGTCATCGCAATGAGCCGCTTCGGTGAGGACAGACTCCTGAAGGCTGGCATCCCAAGAGAGGAACTGACCTACATTCCGCACGCCATTGACCGCGCGGTCTTCTATGACCGAGGCAGGGGCGCACGACAGGCGATGGGCATCCCAGAAGACGCCTTCCTTGTCGTGACCAACGCAGCCAACCGTGGACGAATCCCGGTTCGCAAGGCGTTCGGCGAGATGGCTGACGCAATGTCAACCTTTATGCGCGACCGACCTGAGGTCTACTGGATGATCCACACAGAGCCGAACGGACACAGCGAAGGCGTGAACATCCCGCGACTTGTCGCGCACTTGGGCATTGACCCGAAGCGCGTGCGCTATCCACACCCAGTCCACTTCCGCAACGGCATCCCGCAGGACGCCATCGCGCAGATGTTCTCTGCTGCCGACTGCCACCTCCTCACCTCGATGGGCGAAGGCTTCGGCATCCCTGCAGTAGAGAGCCAAGCGTGTGGCACTCCAGTCATCGTGTCTGACTTCAGCGCGCAGCCTGAACTCGTTGGCGCGCACGGCAAGAAGGTCCCAGTGCAGCGCGTATGGGATGAGTACCAGCAATCGTTCTTCTGTATCCCGAACGTGCCTGCCATCGTCACTGCGTTGCAGGAAGTTTACGAAGAGACGAAGGGGGGTCGGGTAGACAGGGATGCGGTCTCTTCGGCAATGGAACGCTACGACCAGGTGAAGGTCTACGCCGCTGACTGGAAGCCACTCATCGAGTTGATGACCGCGCGCAAGAAGCCGACCGCAACACCGATGCGAAACCGCGCACAGCGCCGCGCATCAAAGACAAAGTAGAACGCCTGTCCCAATGCGGGGGGCGTTCAATAATCTAAATCCACGAGGGGGTACGGTACCCAGCACCGAGTGCGCTAAAGTCCTGTAGGACTGTGAGGTTTTTTTGTGAGAGTAAAGAAATCTGCTGAGCGAAGGCAGGGACGAGGAACGAAAGACGTCGGCGTCCTCGCACAAATCCCTATCGCAGAAGATGCTTTGCCTCTTGCACCCGCGCATCTAAGCGACCGCTGGAAGGAATCTTGGCTGACCTTTTGGTCATCGCCGTTCGCTTCGTTGGTCGCGCCAGCCCAGCGTCCAGCAGTGGAGCGGCTGTTCGGTCTGTACGACGAGCGCGAGCGGATGGACTCGTTTATTCGCGCGGAGCCGATGGTGGCTGGATCGCAAGGGCAGCCAGTCGTGAATCCAATGTACCGACAGAGGACAGCAGCCGATGCTGAGATCAGGCAGCTAGAGGATCGGCTAGGCTTGAACCCACGGTCAGGTCTGCAACTGGGTATCCAGTTCAGCGAAGCCGCGAGGAGTCTTGAGGAACTGAATGCCAGAATCGCTTACGCAGCCAGCATCGAGCAAGGCGAGGAAGAAGACCCTCGCCGCATCACCGAGACCGAGCCAGAAGAGGCCGCTCTACAGCAGTCCGATCCCGACACCGCCACCGCCTAGTTGGGGTGGCTTAATCTGCCGGTGGATTGAGACCAACCTCGTTCACGGTGAAGGCGATAAGTTCGGAGACCCATTCAGGCTAGAGCCGTGGCAGCGTGCCTTTATTTGGAGGCTCTACGAATACGACGTAGCTACAGGCAAGAGGCTCGTACGCCGCGCACTGCTCGGCACCCCAAAGGGCAACGGCAAGACCGAACTCCTTGCAGCCATCGCTCTTGCTGAGTTAGCAGGACCGAAGGCACCACTCGCAGCCAACATCCCAGTGGCTGCTGCTTCATTCGAGCAGGCAGACCTGCTGTTCGGAACCGCTCGCATAATGCTGACGCAGGGTCCTCTCGCCAAGCACTTTGAGGTCTACGACACCGAGATTCTTCGCAAGGATGGACCAGGGCGTATGTACCGTGTGGCTGCTGCGGCAGGCACCAACGACGGCGGCCGTCCGACGTGCTTCATCGCCGACGAGCTGCACGAGTGGACAGGCAACAAGGAGCGCGTCCACCTTGTCCTATCCAACTCACTCGCCAAGCGCGCAGAGGCTCTTGAGTTGAACATCTCAACCGCAGGCTCTGACGAGAACACGCTGCTCGGACGCCTGCTCGTCTACGCCAAGAAGATCAGCCTCGGCGAAGTGAACGACCCATCGTTCTTGGCTGAGTGGTGGGCTGCGAGCGACGGTCACGATCTAGAGACTGAGGCAGGATGGCGAGCCGCGCTAGAAGAGTCCAACCCAAGCGCGCCAGCCTTCGTGAACATTGAGCGGCTCATCGCACGCGCCACCGAAATCCCTCGGCACGAGATGATGCGCTACCACCTCAACCTGTTTGTCCAGCCGCCAGACCGATGGATCGGACTTGATCAGTGGATGCGACTCAAGGACCTTGACCTTGCGCCAAAGCCAGGCGCTCGCATCGCAGTGGGGTTTGATGGCTCCTACGCTCGTGACGCATCAAGTTTGGTCGGCTGCACGCTTGACGGCTACATCTTCCACATCAAGACGTGGGAGCGAAACACGCGTGACCCTGACTGGACCGTGCCACGCGGCGAGGTGGATGCGGTGGTGGATCAGGTGATGAAGACCTACGACGCGACCCTGTTCTGCGACCCACCTGGCTGGCAGACGGAGATCGAGCAGTGGGTGCAGCGATTCGGAGCGCGAGTCGCCATCTTCCCGACCTCATCGCTTGAGCGAATGGGTCCAGCCTGTGACCGATTCTTCACGGCCGTCGCAACTGGCGAAGGGCTTCGCCACGATGGTGACCCACTAATCGCTCGGCACATTGGGAACGTGCATACTAAGCAGACGCGGTACGGTACGGTCTTGGGCAAGGCATACAAATCAAGCCCAGATAAGATTGACGCAGCAATCGCCTCTGTGGTCGCGTTCCAGGGTGTAAAGTCTCTGCTAGTGGAGCCTGAGCGACGCGCTGAAGTCAAATACATTGAGTTGTAGGGAGACGAATGGGAATCCTTGATCGCGTCCTCGGACGCCAGCAGCCACAAGAGGAACGATTCATCGGCGGCCAGTGGGTTGTGCAGGAGGCACAGAGCGGCGCAGCCGGTGTGCTAGTCAATCAAGAGAATGCCACGAGCATTGGCGCGGTCTACGCCGCAGTCAAGCTCTACGCCGACACAATCGCTGGACTTCCGTGGGACACCTACATCCGCATTGACGGAACGCGCCGACCTTACCGTCCGCGTCCGCGCTGGATGGACACACCGATTCCAAACAATCCGAACTTCACATCCTTTGAGTTCAAGCATCGCGTCGTGACCTCGCTGCTGCTAGACGGCAACGCCTTCATCCTTTGCTTGCGCGACTCATCCGACAATGTGATTGAGACCCGCGTCCTTGATCCACAGAAGGTGGAGATCAGGAGCGGCGAGTTCGGCGAGCCGCTTTATCACATCGAGACAACCGAAGGCGCGATCACACTAACAACCGCAGAGATCATTCACATCCCGCTCTTCGCCACTGGCGAGAACCATCGCGGGCTGTCACCGATTGAGCATCACAAGGTGACGCTCGGACTTGCAAGCGCGACGCAAATCTTCAGCGCGAAGTTCTACGAGAACAACGCAAGCGTTGGCGGCTTGATCAAGGTTCCAGGCGAACTGACGCAGGATCAGGCAGAGGCACTTCGCACTGGCTTCGGTCGCCGACACGGTGGCGTGGACAAGGCGTGGCGCGTGGCCGTGCTAACTGGCGGCGCAGACTATCTGCAACTCGGCGCAAAGATCAGCGACTTGCAGCTCGTGGAGACGATGCACTACGGCGTGGAAGCCATCGCTCGCATCTACGGTGTGCCGCTGCATCTGCTTCAGTATCCAGGCGGCAACACCTCCTACGCCTCGGTCGAGTTGATCGGCATTGAGTGGCTGCGACTCGGACTCGGACCAATGATCGCGCGCCTTGAGGCATCGTTCCAGCGCATCGTTCCAGGAGCCGAGCAGACCTTCTTGAAGTTTACGCTGGACGGCTTGCTGCGCGCCACCACGCAGGAGCGCTACAACGCCTACTCCACTGCGCTCAACAATGGCTTCCTGTCCGTGAACGAAGTGCGCGCACTTGAAGATCGTTCGCCGGTGGACGGTGGTGCAGACTTCTGGAAGCCGCTGAACATCGGCACACTTGGCGACACGGAGCCGACCGAGTAATGCCGTACTTCGTCACCGACCAGTCGCCAGACTGCAACGGCTGGGCGACCGTCAAGGAGGACGGCGAGGTCATCGGCTGCCACGACAGCAAAGAAGATGCGCTGGCGCAGATGGTTGCCGTCTCGCTCGGCGAAGGCATTGAGCCAGGCGGCGAGTATTCAGCCGCGCGCGTCCTGCCTGATAACTACCGACCTGCACTCTCGCCTGACGTGCCAGAAGGCCGCGCCTGCGGCAACTGCGTCTTCTACAACGAAGCAAAGATTCAAGGCGACAAGGCGTACTGCGAGAAGTGGGATGACTATGTAAGCGGCGCCTACTACTGCAACGCTTGGCAGCCTGACGATGGCGGCGAGGACGACGACCAAGTGCGCGTCCTGATTGACGTGCCGCAATACATCCAAGAAGCAGCCGAGAAGGGTCTGACCTACGAGCGCAACGGCTTCGCTGGTGACGGCTTGACCGACCAGACCGTTGAAGAGGCGCGGCAGCTGCGAGCTGGACAAGTCGAGGATGACAAGGTGACGCGGATGCGCGCGTGGATTCTGCGACATCGTGGAGACTGGGAAGGCGTACCACGCAACAGCAACTCAGACGACCCAGACTTCCCAGGACCAGGCGCGGTGGCCGCGTACCTGTGGGGCGTTGATCCCACAGCAGAGAACGGCGCAGATCGCGTCCTAGAATGGGCAGATGGCGTCTTGGCGCCGCTGACCGAAGAAGAGAGGTTTGACGTGAAAGAACTTGAGACGCGCGCTCTTCCGATGGGCGAGTTCACCGTTCGAGAAGACGAAGACGGTCAGAAGACCTTCACCGGCTACGCCGCGCTCTTTGGCGCACCGTCGGCTGGACTTCCGTTCACCGAGGTGATCGCTCCAGGCGCCTTCCGTCGCACGCTCTCGCGCGTCGCTGACGGCAAGAAGATTGTCTCCTTCCTGTTCGGACACGACGAGACACGCGCACTCGCCACGACCGCGAGCGGCCGACTCACGCTGACCGAAGACGAGCGCGGCTTGAAGGTTGAGGCTCGCCTTGACCCAGCCGACCCAGACGCCGCTGGCGTCATCTCCAAGCTGACGCACGAGGCGTTGGCGATGGGAATGTCCTTCGGCTTCACCATCCCAAAGAACGGCGATGAGTGGAACGAGGATGAGCGCACACTGCGCGAAGTGAATCTCTTTGAGGTGAGCGTCCTCTCCGCAGGACAG